CGCCGGAGAGTCAGCTAACCGATTTTCCGCTGGATTGACGAATGATACTAATTGTCAGCAGATTGTCTGAAACATGATGGCAATCCCGAAAATTCATTTTAAAACCGGGCGCGTCAACATAAACCCGGGCCAGCGTATCGCAAAATCGCAGATAAAAATCCACGTCTTGCCAACAATGGCCCGACGTGGTTTTTTCTAAAACATATGAGTTCATTTCTCAAGCTTATAAAAAGGATTTACGCGCAAAGCTTGACAGGCTCGCGTAAATCCACGTAAACCACAAGAGCGTTAACCCCTGCCGTCAACGCCTTAATAATATCAAACGAACGGCAGGAAGTCAACAAAACTCTATATAAATAGCAATCTAAATGGAATAATGAAGAAAAAACAGAGGAAATACAATGAAACATTACAGAACCGCCCATATCGCCGGAACAACCTCTGATTTCTATAATATTGTTTTGTAAGCAGTAGATTACGCAGTAGACTACGCAGTAGACGATTTCAAGACACTTGTACACGCAACAGTCTTGTGGGTAATAGAGTGGGTAGTAGAGTATGTAGTAGAGTATGTAGTAGAAGAATTCAACACACTTTAACACGCTTTAAAAACAACAACATGCACAAAAAATGCACGAAATACGGCCTGCATTTCGTGCATTTTGATCGAGGTGACAGGATTTGAACCTGCGACCTTTTGGTCCCGAAGCCCGACACCACAATTGTATATTTCGCAGAAATGAGGCTGTTTTGATGAATATTTCTGCTTGAAAAAAATTCAAGCGCATAAACAATCGAGGCGTTTGTGCTACTACCACATTTTTACCACAGAACACGCAAAATTAAGGCTGTTCTTCCCCTTCTTCGATGGAAAACGGGAGGGGCTGCAACATCCGCTTGTCTACCCAACTGTCCAAGTACTTGACCATCTGGTTGCGAGATGCGTCTTCCTTCTCGTGCGAAAGATGAGTATACAATTCGAGGGTCATTCGGATGTCGGCATGTCCGAGGAAATATTGCGCGGCCTTCACAGGGACTCCGGCATCGTATAGTGCTGTGGCGTATGTGTGTCTGAGGTCGTGAGCCGAGAAAGAGAAGTGCTTCCTGTCAGGGGGAAGCGTTTTTTCTTTCTCGGCTTTTTTTCGTTCAAGGTCGGTTCTGCGTCCCGGCCGCAATGGAGGCTCGCCGTTGAGGATCCGTTCGAGAACATTGCAGAATGTTTCGAGTCCACGCGACACCGCACTCTCTGTCAAGAGCTTCCCTTTCGCAGAGCGACACACAACTCCCTCTCGTTGATCCTCCGGCACAGACATCAGGGCGAAGTACAACGTCTGGCAGATTGGAATGATGCGAAGCCCAGCATCCGTCTTTGCTCTTTGCTCGATGGTGGTTCTGTTTGATTGGATGACGGCGACCTCGCACACCTTGAGCGTCCGCTTCTCCAAGTCGATGTTGTTCCAGTTCAGCGCCATCATTTCGCCACGGCGCAATCCACATAGGAGCATGAGCAAAACCCACAGGCCGGCGCGAGTCGCCTCATTGTCCCAATTGGCGAGGATGTGCTCGACCTCCCATCGCTCCAACGCTCGATGGCTGCCTTTTACGTAGGTCGGCAAGATAAGATCCTCAGCAGGATTCTCCGAGATGATCTTGTTCTTCCTTGCCCTCTCGAATACACGCTTCATGGCTTGGCGGTATTTATCCAACGTCGAGTAGCTTTTCCCTGAAAGCTCATTCAAGGCTTTTTGAAGATCGTTCTCCCGGACATCGACGACGCGCATCTTGCCAAGCCTTTTGACGAGGCGGTTGTAAGGAACGTCGTCCAGTTTCAAATAGGCCTCATTGACGCGAGTGCGGTACGTTTGCTTGAAGATCGAAACCCACTCGGCGACCGTGATATCTGGGTCGAAGGTGGATCCAGCGGCACGCTGAAGCTTGAAGGCGTCTCGCTTGCGTTCTGCTTCCGCCCTTGAATGACCGTAAAAGTATTTGCGGTCAGGGCGACCATCAGGCTTATAGCCGATTTGGAGCGATACCTGTATGAGCCCGTCAGGGCGCTCGCCCTTTCGCTTGCGTTTAGGTTTATCGGCCATGAAGTCACCGCCTATTCTACGAGCAGTCGATATGCGCCATTAAAATCCGTGCTCCTGTTGGAGATTGATTCGATAATGCCAGTGTAGTCTAACGAATATGTTTTCATACGATAATCGTCAATGGGACTGCGGCTTGTTACAGCGAAGGTTCCATCCTTGTAAACTGCAACGCACTCATCAAAACCAACACGGGTGTAGTATGGAGCCGTACCAAGCGTGTCAGTCAGAAGCAAGAATTCAACAACACAGAGCATGTTCTCAAAGTATTTAGATTCAGCGGCTTCATCGGTGATATACACCACCTGAGTCCAGACAATTTCCAAATAGCCCTCTTTGCTGGTTCCGGGCTTTTTCTCGTAGTGTTCCACCTTCCAATGATCGAGCAACACATCAATGGCTTGCGAAACAATCTCATCTTCCTCAACTGCGGCCATAGCAGCCTGCAACTGCTCCTGATATGCTAATAGTTCGTCGAGGGTCATTCCGTCAAAGTTGGGCTGCTCGGCAAATGCGCAGCAACAACTAAGAGAAAAGAGCAAGACCAAAGCGATGAGCTTTTTCATTCAGAAGTCCTCCTTTCAACACGGTACGTTTCTCCGTCTGGAACGAGGATGATTCCTCGATATTCTTGCAGGATCCATTTGGTCACAAACTCATCGTAGTTGTCAATCAAGTATTGGCGAAGTTCTGCGACGGTTAGTTTTCCACAGTTGTCCACAAGATTGTGGACATGTTGAGCGCAATCCTTGCGCCATTCCAGCGTTGCCATCCGAAGCGTGCGCTCCGATGGTTCTATGTCCGAACAGGTTTGGTATTGATCGGCAGCCTCGTCCCATTGTCCGTTGCGCATGTATTGTTCTGCAACCGAGTCGCACTCATCCAATGGAATTTGCCCACCGTAAACAATAACCATGTATGAGGATGAACCACACGAAGGACAGGGCAGCTCATCCATTGCATGTTGCAAAGAAACGCTGGTTCTACATTGAGTACACCATGCGCTTTCCATAAGCATTCCTCCTTGTATGCTTGCGTATTGCATAAGCATTGCATGAGCAATGCACAAGCATGATTTTAGCATTGCTTGGAAATGCCAATATAAAAGTAAAAGTAAATATATAGATCTAGTACAGTATATTCTATATATCTCTTTATTCCTGAGTAGTATTACTTAATATATAGCACTCACCCCATCGAAGCCTCGCCAGCTCCAATGCCGACATCCCCCTTTGTTGATGCGGCTCTCCGCTCAGAAATAGCAGTGTTCATGACGACAATCTGGCTCTCCCAAGAAAGTTCACGCAAAACAGCGATGAACTTTCTTTCTGTTTCGTCGAGGTGGATATATCCATCGGGAATGACTTCCTGAACATGGATGACCGGCGAGGCTTCGCCTCCGAGAAGTTCTTCGGGCGAGACGCCGAGCAGTTGGCAGATCGGGAGAATGTGCTGGGACGGGATGCTGTCGCTGTTGCAGTTGATCCAAGTATTGACTGTCGAGGGAGTTAAGCCACAGGCCTGAGCCACGGCTTTTTGAGTGATGCCCTTTTCCTTGATGATGGAGGCAATGCGAGCAGATACGGTCATTTGAATCCTTCCTTTCAAAAATTCGAGATGATTAACAAAATAAATTTGGAAAATTGAAAATATCGTATTGACAAATTAAACAAACCGTATTAGAATATAGCCATAAAGCCGAGGCGATGAACAGAAAATACGGTTAATCGTATTTCTCGACATTTCCCGAATGGCAGCCTCGGATTTATAAGCAATGCCGTTTTGTGGCGAATGATCCACCGTATTCTATTCTACCACAAAATAAGCAACTAAACAATAGTTTAGAAAGGAGCGAAGTCAATGGCTGACAAGGAAACGAACAACCGGCTGCGCGACAGAACGTGGCTCGAACGGGCACGCCTCATCAAGGGCTGTTCCCAGAAGGAAGTTGCAGAGGCTGCCGGATGTTCGGAAGTATTCTACAACCGCATCGAGAAGGGCGTGCAGATGCCCAACGTGGTCATGGGGCTGCGTATTACTGATTTCCTCGGAATCGATGCACACAACTTCCTGACGGAAAAGGCGTTCACGCAGTAAGGGGGACCGCGAATGATAAGCAATCGAATCAAGGTTCTCCTTGCCGAGAGAAACATTTCTGCGAAAGCGCTCGCGGATGGGATGGCCGATTGCTGCAACGCCGCAATGATGTCGTACATCGCAAACGGGAAGGTTCTTCCGACACGAGAGGTGCTGAACAGAATGTGCCTCATTCTCGGTTGTAAATCGACCGACCTGTATGATGCCAAGGACATCGACCTCCTTTCCGATGGCGCTGAATCAGTTGCTCCCAGCGTTCCGGCAGAGCAGTTTCTTACTCCGGTGGAAGTTGAAACGCTCAATGCCGCAATCAAAGCCCTTGATTACAGGGATCTGGGAGAATGGGTGCGAGAGATGCGCAGGCTGACGCTGTTGCAATATCACGGCGTCGTCAAGAAAGGTGCAATCAATCTATCCGAGGTTATTCTACCTGAGAGTGAGGGCGAGTAGTATGGCGGTATTTGCAGGACGCGACTTGAAAAAGTGGCGAGAAGCGCAAGGAATGAGCGCCGCCGACCTCGCAGAACGCATATCCTGCGATACGACAACGATTTACCGCTACGAAAGTGGTAAATTGAAGCCCGATCCGAACGTCATGTTCGAGATATGCGAGGCGCTCGGAGACATAGACCGCTGGACTACATGGATGCGGACTGAATATCCGACGAGTTACGGGAGGATTCACCCGGAAACGGCCAGTTACACCCTTGCCGGAGCGCTGATGTCGATGTTTGCCGAAATCGGTGATGTCATCGAGATTGAACGCGAAGCCCTGCGCGATGGCGCAGACGGAAAAATCAATGATCCGGAGCTTTCTCAGAAGCTCCAAAAGGAAGTCACCGAGATGATCCAAAGCGCCCAGCGAGTCAAAAGTCTGGTCGCCAAGGGAAGCGATCCACAGAATTGAGGTGATTACGAATGCCAGCTCCCAAGCGGAGGTTTTACAGCACGAAGGACATCATGGAAATTCTCGGCATCAGTAAGTCGAAGGCCAACGCCCTCATGCACATGTTCGAGTACCAAGGCAAGCTGTTCCGTGATGGTCGCCTCATGCGGGTCGAAATTGGAGTGTTCGAAGAATGGCTCCAAGACAGTGTATCTCCTGCGCGATGACGAGATAGCGCGTGCCGCCAGATGGCGAGAAGATAAGAGCTGATGCTCAATACAGGAGGATGACGAATAATGTCTGAACACAGAAGGAATGCAGCGACTGTCATGATGCTCAAAAGCCATGGCGAAGAAAGACTTCGGCAGGCGATTGCTCAAGGGCTTGTGCGCGAAGATCTGATGGCTGATTTTAACGAGGTGCTTGCTCAGGTGGATTCCCTGAAGAATGAGCTCCATTTCGCGCAGTTGAGCCTTGCAGATGCTCAAAAGGCGCTCGCCCACTTCAAAGAGGTTTACAACGACGCGTTGCGAGCCAAGCAGCGTGAAGATGCGCGAGTCGAAAAGTTCAACAACATCAAGCTTTTCGCATTGCTCTTCGGTTCGATGTTCGCAATCATCCTCGTGTGCATGATGATCTGCCGACTGATTTTCGGCTGACAATAAAAATAGCAAAGGAAGGGTACTACAATGGCAATTCAGATTCAGGATTTTGCAAAGGACTTTGTGAAGGATTTCACCGGCGAGGTTGATGCAGCCCTTATTGTGGCAGTTGATGGCGGTCGTTCCGCTGTTTCTCTTTCTGGCATTGATGATCTCGGTATCGCGCCCAAGACCGTGCAGTTGGTCGATGCGATGTGTATGGTGCTGGAAGAAAAGCTGGCAATCACCAAGATGCTCCGCGATAAGATGCGCGAGGATGGCGTTCTTCGCTCCACTTCCGAAACTCGCCGCGAGGCCATCATCGATGATGATGACGAGGAGGACGACGGCGACGAGGAAAACAAGGAGTCTTCCGACGTTGAGGCTGAGGAGCTTCTCGGAGCCCTGTTCAAGGGCATCGGCGAAATCATTGGGAGGGAGGCACGGAAACATGCGGATGACCATTGAGCGAATGCTCATCTCCAACTTCAAGGGCACTCGCGAGCTGGTTCTTGAATTTGGAGAGACCACCCGAATCCGGGGCATGAACGGTACTGGAAAGTCCACCATCCCTGATGCGTTCATGTGGGTGCTGTTCAATAAGGACAGCCACGGCAATGCTCCCGGCTCTGATAATTTCCGCGAAAAGCCCCTCGACGAGGACGGCAAGGAAGTCCACAACCTTGATACGACGGTTGAGCTGTATTGCAAGCTGGATGGCCAGCCTTTCAACCTTCGTCGAACCCAGCGAGAAAAATGGGTCAAGAAGCGTGGAAATGCCGAAGCGGTGTTTCAGGGCAACGAGTCCACTTACTGGATCAATGAGGTGGAAACCAAGCTGTCTGATTTCAAGGCTCGAATTGCCATGATCACCAGCGAAGAAGTGTTCCGCCTGATCGCCTCCCTGTCCGCTTTCAACCAGATTGAGTGGAAAAAGCGCCGGCAGCAGCTCCTTGAAATGTCCGGGACGGATGTTGACGGAGAACTGCTCCTTCGCCCTGAATACCGCCCCATCGCAGATGAAGCCGGTCAGAGGAACATCGCGGTTGATGATCTCCGCAAGGTTCTCACAGACCAGCGCAAGCGCATGAACGATGAACTCCGCATGATTCCCGTTCGGATTGATGAAGCCAAACGCGCTATGCCGGAGGTTGATCCTCAGAAGATCCGCGATGCTGAGTATATCGTCAAGGATTCCGAGGAGGACATCGAACGAATCAGTGGCTATATCGCTGCTGCAAGGGAGCAGGGCGGCGCCGGAGCGAACCGGCAACAGCTCCTCGCCCTCGAAACGGAGCTTGTGTCTTTGAAGCGACAGGCCGTGGATGCTCATGCAGCCTATAAGCGTCTCCTTCAGACGGAAGCGGATGCTGCAAGCACGGTTTTCAGAAGTGCGTCTGCCCGATTGGCACAGGCAAAGCAGGATTACGAGGTTTGCCACAGCCAGTTCGTCCAAGCGGAAGCGTTTCGCAATTCCTTGCGCCAGTCGTTCACGGAACGCCGCGACGAAGTTATTCAGGTCGGCTCTGTTTGCCCGACGTGCGGACAGGAACTTCCTGAATCCGAGGTAGAAGCTGCCAGAGCCAAGGCGAATGAGGCCAAAAAGGCAGACCTTGCAGCGATCAAACAGCGAGGCGTGAAAGCTGCCGAGGAAGTCGAAGCCCTCTCTGCCAAAGCAGCGACTCTTGCAGCCGATGTTGAAGCTCTCAAAACGGAGGTAGACATCGCCATGAAGGAAAGGGACGAAGCGTATGCGCGTTTGCAGTCCTTGCCTGATGTCGATTACAGCGCCTCGCCTCGAATCATGGAAGTCGAGCAGCAGCTTGCCGAGCTGAAACAGGAGTTCAAGACTTCGCCCGATGAAAAGATTCGCGGATATGAGGATCGGAAAAAGGAACTGCAAGCCATTGTGACTCGGAACAGGCTTGTCCTCGCTCAGAGAGATGCAGCCGAGAAATCCGCAGAGCGCATCCGGGAGCTGACCGCCAGCCAGCAGGAGCTTGGTGCAAGGATCGCAGAGGTTGAAAATCTGATCGTACTTGTGGAAAAGTTCGTGCAGGATCGTTGCGGAGCTTTGGAAGCATCCATCAACGCGCAGTTTCCCACGGTTCGGTGGAAGCTGTTCGACATCCAGATCAACGGCGGCATTGTGGATGTATGCACCTGTATGATTCCCTGCGGGGACAGGCTGGTGGCTTACGAGTGCGCCAATACGGCTGCACAGGTAAATGCCGACATCGAAATTATCAATGTTCTGTCCCGGCATTACGATTTGCAGCTTCCGCTTTTTGTGGATAATTCCGAGCGAGTGAATGCTCTCGCACCTACGGAATCCCAGCTTATTACCTTGTCCGTTTCGACGGATGAAAAACTGAAAGTAGAGTACGGGGAGGCGATCTAAATGGCTGATACTCAGATGGCGAATATTCAGACCAACACCTTGGCGAAGTTGAAGGGGATCCTCAACAACGACACCATGAAGCAGAATTTTCAGAACATCCTCGCGGAAAATGCCGGGGCGTTCATGGCATCCATTATCGAGCTGTGGCAGAGCAACAAGAGCTTGCAGAACTGCAATCCGAACGCGGTGGTTCTCGAAGCGCTGAAAGCGGCAACCTTGAAGCTGCCTATCAATGCGAATCTCGGATTCGCCTATATCATCCCTTACGGCAACGTTCCCTCTTTCCAGATGGGCTACAAGGGATATATCCAGCTTGCGCAGCGTAGCGGCCAGTACCGCTTCATCAATGCGGATATGGTGTACGAGGGCGAAAAGGTCTCCTACAACCGCATCACGGGCATGATGGAAATCACCGGCGAAGCAACATCCGATACGCCGATTGGCTATTTCGCATATTTCCAGCTCCTGAATGGCTTTGAAAAGTGCGTGTACTGGACCCGCGAAAAGGTTGAGGCACACGCCAAGCGCTACAGCAAGGCGTGGAAGAAAGCTGACAGCCCGTGGCACACCAATTTCGATTCTATGGCGCTCAAAACCGTCATCAAGAACATCATTTCCAAGTACGGCGTGATGTCCATCGAGTTTGCAGATGCCGTGGCAGCAGACAATTTTGATGAGCGCATCGAAGCCGAGATCAATGAAAATGCGAATACCACCCCGATTGTTTTGCCTGAGAGCAATTATCAGGCGGCAGAGACCGATAACGGGGAAGATATGGAGCCCGGTTTCTGATGCGGCTCTACGTGGCAGCTACGGGGTCTGCGGCGAATTGCTATATCCTCGATGCAGGGGACGAAGCACTCATCCTTGATGCAGGGCTACCCATGCGGAAGGTCATCCCCTATGTGAGGGACTTCCGAAAGGTTGCCGGATGCCTCATCACCCACGAGCATGGCGATCATGCTCGTGGGGTGTGTGAGATGATCCACAGAGGGGTCAAGACCTATGGCAGCGCCGGAACGATGAAAGCCCTCAACGACAATATCCTTTTAACGCTTTTCAACGTCTTGCAGCCCATGAAGATGGTGCGGGTCGGAGGATTTTCCGTTCTGCCATTTGGAACGCAGCACGACGCAACAGAACCGTTTGGCTACCTCGTTCGGTACGACCCAACCGGTGAAACCGTAGTCTACGCTACTGACACGTACTACCTGAAATACACCTTCCCCGGTGTTCATTACTGGATCATCGAGTGCAATTATTGCGAGGAGATTCTGGACGAGGAGGTCAACGGCGGGAAGCTCGATGCAGGATTGCGAAAGCGCCTCATCGAGAGCCATATGTCTCTGCGGCGGCTGAAAGAAGCCTTTGCAGCAAATGATCTTTCCAAGTCGATCAAGATTGTACTCGTTCACCTGTCCGATTCTCGGAGCGACGAGAAAAGAATGATTCAGGAAATACAGGACACAACGGGCGTAGAAACCGTTGCCGCTTCAAACGGGATGTGCATCCACCTTGACCTCGTCCCGTTTTGATAAATACGCAAGGAAAGGAGCAAAAACGATATGCAACAGCAGAGACCGATTAAAAGCCTGAGCGAGCTGATGGACGGTGGTGTTGAGGAACGATTCAATGCTGCCCTGATGGAAGTCTGGGAAAATGTGTACGACCCGAACACCGACCCGAAGCGCGTGCGGGAGGTCAATCTGAAAATCAAGATCACGCCCAACGAGCGCCGCGACTCTTGCGATTTCCGCGTGAGCGTCGTTCCGAAGTTGGCGCCGAAGGTCGATCTCACCCAGACCGTTATGCTGAGTTTGTCCACGGATGGATCCGTCGTCGCGACGGAACGCACGAGTCAGGTTCCCGGCCAGATCGATATGACTGGGAATGAAGCACCGCTGCCGCAAACGATTGAGTTTGGCAGGCTGCGTGAATTGAAGTAACGAAAGGAGCTACCACAATGGCGAGCAATACTACCCCTGAAATCAAGAGCGCCGGCTTCTTTGGAGGCGCTACCGAGCTGGCAAAGTTCCTCGTGGAATACGGCGAGAAGTCTGAGCGCAGCGCAATGGAGAACCTTCAGAAGGTCATCGAGATTGATGGCCAGAAGTACGTCTGGAATCGCAACAACTGGTGCTGGAACGCAGTCAGGCCGACCACCTTCATCCCGGACGACCCGGTACATCCCGACACCTACGATTTCTTCACTCTCGATGGCATCATTGACTACATCCGCGAGAACGTGGAAGGTCTCATTCCTGAAAGCGGTGAGCGCCTGATCCTGCAGGTCGTTGACCACAAGACGGTTCGCCTGATGTCCCATCCTTCCGTGCACCACAAGAAGCGCCATGTCATTGCCGAGTGCCATGCTCACGTTCCCGATATTAAATTCGGCACTTATCTGGACACGGAGTATTTCAACACGATGCTGCTGTCCAATTTCATCGACACCCCGGCACGCGCCGAGCTGTTCAAAGTTGTCCAGTCGATGACCAAGGAACAGAACCTCAATACCACGGATGATGGCGTTTCTCAGGTCATCACCGTCAAGCAGGGTGTGTCGATGGCCGCGAATGTGGCATTCAAGAATCCTGTCCCTCTGATGCCGATGCGGACGTTTACTGAGGTGGATCAGCCGGAAAGCAATTTCACGCTGCGTGTCAACGACAATGCGCATTGTGCTCTGTATGAAGCTGATGGCGGCGCGTGGAAGAACGAGGCGGTTGGTGCGATCAAGGAATACTTGAAGAGCAACCTGTACGGCTATAACGTCGTAGTCATTGCGTAATTTTACCGCCGAGGGGAGATGCTTGTCCCCCCTCGGCATGGGATGGGGTGAGTAGATGAAGGCAGCATATTTCAGCCATGACGAGGACGCGCGAAACGACCCGAAAATGGTCAAGCTGCGGATGAAGTACGGCATCGAGGGTTACGGTTGCTATTTTGCCATCTTGGAGATGTTCAATGCGGACCCGAATCACTCGTTGGAGTATAACGCCGAGCAATTCGAAGCAGTAAGCTATGACCTTCGCTCAACCTTCGACATCAAGGAGTTTATCGACAGGTGCATTGAGATTGGGCTGTTTCAATGCGATAGCAATAGATTTTGGAGTGATTCTTTCAACAGAAGAATCGCGGAGATAGAAGAAAAGGCAAACATGCGAGTAAAAAAAGCAAGCAACGCCGCTGCTGCCAGATGGGGAAAACAGAAGAAGCCGGAAAAGAAACCTCCCGAAGATCCTTTCTCCCTTGATGGCATCGACCCTGAATGGGTCAGGGTGGTTCAGGCATACGAAAACAACCTTGGACTTTTCCCTGTTGGAACAGCCGGAGAACGCCTTATCAGCTACTACGAGGACATGGGCGCAGACGTGATGATTGAGGCAATCAAGGTGACGAACCTGAAAAATCCCAATAATCCGGCCACATACCTGAACGCGGTGCTGAAAAAGTGGGTCGAGCTTGGTGTTGATTCCTTGGAAAAGGCCAAAGCAGCTACTATGGATCATGGAAGAAAAACAGGCCAGAGACCAAATCAGGCAAACGCGACCGCCAAGACTGACCAGCAGATTATCCGTGGCGATTTCTATTGATTGGAGTGCGAAAACATGGCAAGCAACTATGTAGCAGACCAGCTCATGAAAGCAGGAACGACCAATTTTGCCTCGCAGGAGGCAGAAGAAAGCGTCCTCTATACCATGCTCACCAGCGGCAATGCTTCCTCGATCCTTACGGAAGTGAGCGAGAGCGATTTCTATTTCGATGAGCATGTGAAGCTGTTCAGGGCGATTCAGGTTGCGGCGGTGGAGCGCAAGAACGTGGATTTCGTCACGGTTGATGCTGCAATCGGAAAGCTGTTTCCTGATGAACAATCCCACCTGACGAGCGTTATGCTCGGTGCTGCCGGTGGTGGATATTTTACCAGCAACGTCGATGATTACATCGCCATTGTCAAGGAGCTGGCACAGCGCAGACAGACGATCAAAGCCATCGAGGAAGTTGCCGCACAGTTGAGGGATCCTCTTACTGACATGAGCGTAATCCTTGAAAAGCTTCGTGCGGAAAGCAGCAGAACCGCTTCCAGCAAGCACACATGGGAAAACATGACCGATGTCATGATTGCGACCTTTGAATATCTGGAAAAAAGATCAAAGGGAGACACCAAGGCCGTAACGACTGGCATTTCCAATGTGGATGCACTCGTCGGAGGTTTCTTTGGTGGAGAAATGACCGTCATCGGTGCGAGGCCGTCTGTTGGCAAGTCGGCATTTGGCGCCAATATCGCTATTGAGGCAGCCAAGAAGGGATTCAAGGTCGGTGTTGTTTCCCGTGAAATGACGGACATCCAGTTTGGCCAGCGAATGCTTGCGCGAGAAGGTTATATCGACGGCATGAAACTTCGCAGGGCTGAACTTGACGAGGAAGATTGGGTCAGCGTTGGTGAGTGTCTGAGCATCCTCGCCCCGCTCCCCATCACGTTTATGTTTTCGGTCAAAACCGTTGAGGACTTGAGACTGGAAGTACAGCGCAAAGTCGAAAAGGGCGAGCTGGACATGCTCATCGTGGACTATTTGCAGCTCATGCACTCGGCGAAGAAATTCAAAGAGGACTATCTGCGTGTGGGATATATCTCCAAAGCCCTGAAGGACATGGCGGTCGATTTTGATATTCCTGTCATCGCCCTCGCACAGGTCAACCGCGACACGGACGGGCAGATGCCGACCTTGAAATCGCTGCGTTCGTCCGGCGATATTGAGCAGGACGCGGATGGAGTCATCTTCCTTCACAGGCCGTCTGATGCGCACGATCCTTATGTGGATCCTCGCGACAAGGAATATTTCTCCATGTACGATGGCAAGGGATTGACCTATATCTGCATCGGTGTCGCAAAGCAGCGCCAAGGCGCGACCGGCAAGGCCTGTGTCCTCTTTGATTCGGCACATATGAGATACTACCCGATTGATCGTGGATCGGAAGAATAACGAAAGGATGTGGAGGCCTTGAACAAAGTTCATTTCGTAATCCGTGGAGAACCTACCGGGAAAGCAAGACCCAAGTTCAGCACGAGGGGGGGCTTTGTCAGGGCGGTAACTCCTGAAAAGACTGTCAATTATGAAAATCTCGTGCGCATGGAGTACGAAGCCCAATGTGGCGAGTTTTGCTTCCCGAAAGATGCTGCACTGGGTATGAGAATCACGGCATACAAGCCTATCCCGAAAAGCACCAGCAAAAAGAAGGTCATGCAGATGCTTGAAGGGGTGATTCGCCCGGGCAAAAAGCCCGACTGGGATAACATAGGCAAGTGCGTGTGCGATGCACTCAACTCCGTTGCTTTCTATGATGATGCCCAGATCGTAGATGGGCGCACGGTCAAAAAATACGGGGAGCGTCCCCGTGTTGAGGTTGAAATCTGGGAGGAAGGCGTGAGCGGATAATGATGCGCCATGGTCACAGGCGAGACGGCGAACTGGATGCCCTATGCAGATATACCAAGTGGCTTTCAAAGGTTTCCAAACTGGTTGACGATGAAGAGTTGAGGGCTTTTGCGCGGCGAGTGCTGATGTTCACCATGAATGAGCTCATTCAAGAACAAGCCATGACGCGAGAACATGCCTTTAATATCGTCAACGACCGTTTGGCAGACTGCGCAGATTGCAAGGCAAACGGAGAAAAGCCTTGCTTTGCGACCGGCAAATATGTCGGCTGCAAATGGTTCAAGCCGCAAGCGAGGCAAGAGTTTGTGCAAGACCGCCTTGGCGATGACGCTATCAAATATCTTGAAAAATACAAGTCTGTTGGAAGGGAGCAAAAGACATGAATGTACATCCGCTGCTTAATGCGATTCTGGAAGGCATCTATGCGTGCTTTACCGTCGTTGGTTTCTGTATTACCGGCCTTGGCATCTTGGCCATCATCGGCGTTGCCGCCGCTGCTATCGGAAAGATCGCAGATGGTAAGGACGAGAAATGAGGTGCAACAGTGGGCAAAAAGACAAAAATCGATTGGGCAGACAGCACGTGGAATCCCGTCACCGGATGTCTGCATAACTGCGATTACTGTTATGCGAGAAACATTGCAAACAGATTCTCCGCGACGAGCGACTGGCATGTTTATCCTGCCCCGCTTGTGTTGGACGAGCCGTATAGGAACTGCGGCGAAGGACGCGCAGAACCCTACCCCCACGGCTTTGCTCCTACGTTTCACCGCTATCGTCTCGGTGATCCTGCGAGATGGAAAAAGCCGCGCACCATCTTTGTGTGCAGCATGGCAGACCTGTTTGGCAAATGGGTGCCGGACGAGTGGATCAAGGAAGTTATTAACGCCTGTTTGGAGGCTCCACAGCACAGGTATTTGTTTTTGACGAAGAATCCGGCGCGGTATATGCACCTGATTGCCAACGGCATCATCCCGGAAGATCAGCCGAACTTCTGGCTCGGCAGCACAGCCACCATTCCAGAAGTGGAGTTCTTCTGGCACGATACCGTGAACACCTTTGTAAGCATCGAACCAATCCTCGCCCCATTTCATGACCTGACCGATGAAGGAATCGAACCGGCAAGTAAAACCGGCTGGGTCATCATTGGTGCAGAAACGGGCAGCCGTGCCAACAAAGTCATCCCGAAGAAAGAATGGATCGACGAGATCGCCGGCGTGGCAAAGAAAGCCGGAACGCCCGTATTCATGAAAGAATCGCTCCGTGAGCTGATGGGAGATGATTTCATCCAGCAGTTCCCGTGGGGTCCGTTCGATTTGATTCTTTCTCCAGCAGATGAAAGCGGATTAGCTTACGCCGATAATCCGACTGTGTGAGAGGTGCTGCATAATGAACAAACCGATTCTGTTTAACACGGAAATGGTACAAGCGATCCTTGGAGGACGAAAGACGCAGACACGCAGAATTGCCTTCAAGAATGATGATTTGCGAGAGTTCAATCATCCACCGTATACTCATTGGTTCAAGGGCAGGGTGTATAAGTCTTTTGATAGCTTCATCAAAGACTGCCAGACGCCGAAATGCCAATACAAGCCGGGTGACATCCTTTGGGTGCGGGAGACGTGGAGCACTCATTACGACGGAGTACATCCTGATCTTGTGTACTGCTACAAAGCAGATGGAATCGACTTGAAAGCAGAGTGCTTGCCAGGAGAAAACAATCGTTGGTATCCGTCTATCCACATGCCAAAGGAAGCGGCACGAATTTTCCTGCGTGTCAAGGACGTGCGAGTCGAACAGCTGCACGACATGGATGAAGAAGCCGCAATTGCAGAAGGCTTTCCCGATTCCCCTGCTGGAACTGATTCCCCGCTCGAACGATTTACTGTTATTTGGGACAAGACGATCAAACGAAGCGATCTGCGCGAGTTTGGGTATCATGCCAATCCTTGGGTGTGGGTGGTTGAGTTCGAACGTTGCGAAATGCCGGAAGGGTGGTGTTCTGAATGAAAATCGAAATTCATTGCGAACATTGCGGTGAGCTGATCGCTACATTCGACACCGATCTTGATTCTTCCGTGGAATGGGCAGAAGCTCCGTGCGGTGAAAAGATCTGCGAAGCGTGCTGCGATGAGTGTGCTCGTCAGCATGATACTTATCACCCTTGCTCGTTTAGAATCGAAGCTGGTATGTGATGATGGTACGAACGTGGATCATTACAGAACCAACCGGCAGAAAAACGACGATTCCTGCGGAGAGCAGAGATGCTGCAATACGGCGGTTTATGCAGGAAACCGGCTGTCCAAGGGATTTTGTCGAAGAACGCTGCAAGATAAAAGGCTATGGAGCATGGAACAGGAGGCCCGATAATGAACAAAACACCGCTGCAAAAAGCTCGCGGGCGTGAGGCCGGCAGCATAAACAGTTGCCTCGAATGTGAGAAATGCGTCATGGTTGGCGGCTGGTATTATTGCGAAATCAGCGGGAAAATGCTCCACCCACTCATGATTGAGTACAAACCTGATTTTAGGTGCGAAAGGAGGTCTGGCTGATGATCCTGTACCATTTCTGTGCAGCCAAGCATGTGAAGAACATCCTTCGCAAAGGGCTGACAATGGGCGGTGTGACTGAGGTGACGCCAAAAGGTTTCGTTATCCATCAGGGCTGGAATTGGTTGACGCTCAATGGAAATCCCAAAGAGCAAAGCTGGGAAGGCCGCATCTTAATCCCGTACAGCAGGACGGCTTTCAGGCTGACCATCAACATCCCGGATGATGCCCTCGATAGGCTGTACGACCGGGAAAGACTGCTGACTGTGTTTCCCTATTCCGAGCCGCTTTTTAGAGGTCATCCCGAATCTGAGGACTGGCGAGCGTTTCAAGGTATGATTCCGCGCGAGTGGATTATCGATAGCAAAGACATGAGAAACGGAGGTGTTCCGAATGAAGTTCCTTAAACGATTGTTTTGCAAACACCATTGGGAGGTTTGCAGGAAGATGGAGCCTTTCTACTGCATCAGCGGTGAGCAGTTGTACAAGGTCTGCACCAAGTGCGGAAAGGTCAAGAAGTGGATCTTCCGAGAGGTGGAAGGGGGCGGCTACAAGTGAAGTATGCCGAAGAAGCTTCAAAGCTCAGCTATCCACGGCTACGCGCAGACCTCGACCTTTGCGAAAAGCAGCTTTACGCACTGTGTAAGGGTGAGCGCACCGGCATTACGGCATTGAGCGTACCGCCCCGACCTGAGAATTTCGACATGCAGTTCTCTGCCGCGTTTGATGAACTCCGAGCTTTCCGAACCTCCGGTTTTGTCCCGACGCAGCAAGTGCAGCAGAAGAATGAGCCAGAATAGGACGAGAAGTACGTCCTCACCCTCACCAGAGAACAGGCGATTGTCGCCCAGAATGCCTTGGAGCTGTACGCTCGATTGAGGATCGGTCAGTTCAACCGCATTACTGAGTTGATGCTGGACGTTCGGAGCGTGGACGAGTATTGCGAGCGCCGAGACCTTGCGAACGACCTTCTCAAAGTTGTTGCCTGTATCATTTTCGGCAGGAATGAGTACAACCAGCCCAAATGTGAGAAGGACGCGCTGCACCACCGAGCATGGAACATCTACGCAACGCTCCGTTACCACATGGCATGGCATGACCGCCCGGAGGGCGGCTGGGGCGTACACTTCGATACGCCTTATCCGTGGGGTGGCGAATCCATTCCTGAGTGCAAGGTCATTCCGGCAGAAAAAGGCGGTGAAATGCCTTGAAACGGATTGAACAGTTCAAGTGCGATTGCTGCGGAACGCTTTATTCCGACAAGTCGGAATGCGTAAAATGCGAAAGCCAGCATGTGAAATGTGCTCGCATCGAACATGAGTACCACCTTCCGTACAAGGTGAGTGCGAAATATCCGCAGAAAGTGCGGATTGTCATGTCGGATGGAACGGTACAGCTCTACGAGAGGAGAAAAAGCTGATGAAAGTCACCCTGATTTATAAGCCCGAAGAACGCGAATTGATGCTTTTCAAGCGGTGCATTTGGGTAACGATGGGAAAGTCTGCCCCCCCGGAGAAGCTGCCCAGCAGCAAATTGTTGCAGCGCGTGCTTCACGCAAGGCATAGCCCGGTTCGTGTCCTCAATTTCGCATTTCTGATCGAGGGCATCCCCAGCAACACGGCTACTCACCTCGCCCGTCACGTCCATGCAGTTCCGTTCGTTTCCAGCCTCCGCAATGACCGGCAGGAAAAGATCGACGGCGACAAAGCTCCGCGCGATACGCCCGTGGACATGATCTTTTACTGCAATGCCGAGGAGCTGATGACTGTTGCAAACAAGCGCCTTTGTGGTCGTGCGGCCGCGAGAACGCGGGAAGTCGCAAGGATGATGTGCGATACAGCCATTGAGGCCATGCCGGAGCTTGAGTGGGACTTGGTTCCGATGTGCGTCTATCACGGCGGTGTTTGTCACGAACTCGAAAGCTGTGGGAGGTGCATGCGTGGATGAGCGACAAGATTCCGATCCGTAATAGCGAGGGCTATATGGATCCGACCACCCACGATGCACTCACCAACGTCATGCGAGAACAGCAGATGGCGGCAGATGACGCCGATGCTCGCAATAGCCGCCTGATCAAGGTTATCAAGTCGATCATTGATATTGCCGGTTTCGATCTCATTGCGAGAATTGAACTGCGAGATCGCAAAAGCGGGAGGGTTTACAGATGATTGAGTACAGCGGAACAATACGGCTCATGCAGTTACTCGAACTCGAACGCCGCCAGCATCAGGAAACAAAGAGAAAGCTCGAAAAGGCAGAGCACGACCGGGCGCGTTATAAGCGTCGAATCCGCTACCTTGATGGACGGCATGCCGTTTTGTGCAGCGAGTTCCGCGCTTTACGAAAAGAACGCGACATCCTTACCGTCGCGTTGGATGCATGCGAAAGGAGCCTGATGGAATGTCAGCATGGCGAATCGAAAAAGATGCAGAGGGCAGATTCCATTTCTCGGAGCGGGAATATTACGCAACGAGAGAACTGTTCGGCATCGTCAGCACTTTCAACAAGTGTGCGGGACAGCTTGAAAAGCGAGTCCGGGAAATTCCCGGAGGATGGCGAGATCTGAAACTTATCATGGCGCTGTCCGAGAAGTTGATGCGGAACATACTCAGCACCGTGCCAAAGAAAAAGCTGGCAGTTATCAAGCGCGAGCTTGACAGCACGGAGGTCATCGTGAATGTCAAAAACACGATAGCCCCCCCTGCTGAGGGTGATACAGACGGCTATACCTACGTTTCGTCGAGGGCGCTTGAACGTATCACGCAACGCTGCGTGGCATTTGAATGTTTCGCTTGCTCGAAGAAAGGCGCAGAAGTCAGGAAGTGCCAGCTTCGGAAAGACATCGAAGACACATACATGTACGACTATCCCAAAGTCGGCAAGAACGAATGCCCGTTTATGGGGCAGCTTGGAGGCATTGACGATGATTGAGATTCATCCTGAACAGCTCACCATCGAGGAAATGAAAGAGCTGGCAAAAGAACAGATCAGCGTCGAGGTGGAAACCTTCCGAGGGAAAAATTATCACACCAAGGCGAAGATCATCCCCATGTTTGTTATTGCCAAGAACACCTTGGATTATCCCGGGAAATACACCGTCCGGCTGTTTGATGGCAAACACCCCACCTGTCTTGTGGCTGTGAAAAACAGCCACAAGGAAGCACGAAAAGCCATTCCGAGGGCTTGTAGCAAGTGCGCCCCGCGCAGCAAAACCGACAACCGCGTCATTGTTGAAACTTGGTTCTGAGGAGGATATTATGCTGGATTTGAACGTTTTTTCAAAAGAGGTACACGAGAATGCCCACGCCCACGGCTGGTGGGAACAGGATCGCAGCAAGGGCGAAATCCTTGCCCTGATCCATTCGGAAATTTCCGAGGCGCTGGAAGAATATCGTGCGGCACGTCCGATGGTCTGGTATGAGTGCAAAGAAATGCACAACCGTTGCGATTGCATCCCGGATTGCTACACCAAGAAGGTAGGCGAGGATCCAAAGCCTTGCGAATACCGCAATCCCAAGCCGGAAGGCATCGCGGTTGAGTTGATCGACTGCTGTATCCGAATCCTTGATTTCCAAGGTGCGGCCAGCGTTGAAATCACTTCCGGGGCGAACGTGGATGGTTTGATCAAGACCACGCCCGATTCTCTGCTCGCGCTGTGCGAGGAAAAGGACTTCCCGGAGATGATCGCCATTCTCCATGCTCTCGTTTCCGAGGCTCTTGTCTTGAACGATTTGGAAGCAGCTATCAAGCCGCTTCTGAGCGCACAGGCTGTCATTTATGCTTGGGTGAAGCGCAACGGGCTTGACCCGGAAAAGCTGCTTATCGAAAAGCATGAGTATAACAAATCTCGCCCCTACAAGCATGGCAACAAGGTTTGTTGAGTGCTTCCGTCCATTTAAGCGAATTAAAGGCGCACTCCTGCCTGTCTCGATGGCAGCATGAGGAAATGGAGGGCAGCGAAAGTAACCTGTCACAAACGATTTCAAGCGTAAATACGGAGGTAGAGCATGAACAGTGTAAGTCTGGTCGGAAATCTGACCCGTGATCCTGAATTGAGAACAACGAACGGTGGCCTTGCCACCTGCTCGTTTACGATTGCAGTCAACCGTCCCAAGACGAAGGATGGTGTGCAGCAAGCCGATTACATCCCCATTGTGACGTGGAGAGGCACGGCAGAGAATTGTGCGAGGTATTTGGCCAAGGGGCGCAAGGTTGCGGTCACCGGCGAAATCCGCACCCGAAGCTATGATGGCAAGGACGGCACGAAGAAGTACGTCACCGAGATCCTTGCAAACAATGTCGAGTTCCTTACCCCCCGTGGTCAGCAGAACGATAGCGGTTATGCGCCCAGCGACGCGGATGCGCCCCCGGCAGATAATGGCGGTTTCGTCCAAGTGGATGACGAAGAGCTTCCGTTCTGATTCCCTTATCCGGCAGGAGTGATCCACCACTCCTGCCGGGAGCATGAATAACGAGAGGTGGTTATGTCATGAGACACGAAAAGGTTGACGAGATGCTGAAAGCATACCGCTTCGAGGTTGGGCGCTGCGGACACCTTGAAATCGAGATCATGCAGCTTGAAAAGGAAATCGCACGGTGCAAGCGCATGGCGGCAGAAGAAGCATCTTCCGTGCAGCCGCAGCAGTTGACGGGGATGCCTCATGGAACGACCGTCAGCAGCCCGACAGAGCGAATCGGAATAATGCTCGCCTCCGGGTGGCAGCCTGAGTATATCGTCGAGATGGAAAAGGAGCTGACCCTTTTGCAGGATGAGTATTCCGAAAGGAAGTTGACCGTGCTGTTCGTGTCATCGTGGCTGCAAGGGCTGTCAGAGCGCGAAAGGTGGATCGTCGAGCATCAGGTTATAGACGGCGAGTATTGGAAAGACATCGCGACGGCATATAAGCTGGCATACTCTGAAGAAAGCTCCAAGGATAGCTTGAAACGCCTTAAATCGAAAGCTATGAGCAAGATATACGAGATGGCGATGTAAAATACGGAAAATCCGATTTTGCACCCCCTGTTGCACCGGATTTGCATCTTTTCAATTCGAGATTTTGGATGTATAATTAAAATCAATGGACGAGCAGGCAGTTTTTCGACTGTCTGCTTTTTGTATTACAAACGGAGGGATTGCGATGATCTACGACTACCTGATCGTCGGCGCTGGCTTGTATGGAGCAGTCTGTGCAAGAATTTTGACCGACAACGGATACCGATGTCTCGTCGTTGAGCGTAGAGAGCACATCGGCGGCAACTGCTACACGGAAATGACCGAGGGAATTATGGTCCACAAGTATGGAGCCCATATTTTCCACACCAACAGCGATGAGGCTTGGGAGTTTGTGAACAGGTTTGCGAAGTTCATGCCCTATTGCCATACTCCTGTTGCCAATTTCAACGGTGAGATTTACAACCTCCCGTTCAACATGAACACCTTTGCCAAGCTGTGGAACGTCAGCGTCCCGGAAGAAGCAAAGCAGATGATCGCAGCACAGGCTACGGTTCCGAAGGATGGCTTGAAGCCTGAAACCGTCGAGGAGCTTGCCATGCAGACCGTTGGCAAGGATATTTACGAGAAGCTGGTTCAGGGGTACACTGAGAAGCAGTGGGGCAAGAAGTGCAGCGAGCTTCCTGCCGAAATCCTTGGTCGAATTCCTCTGCGGTTTGTCTATGACAATAACTACTTCGATGCGAAGTATCAGGGCATCCCTGAACGCGGCTATACCGACATGATCCAGCAGATGCTTCGCGGCATCGATGTGGTCACCGGCGTTGATTTCTTGGAGCACAAATGCGTGTTCGAGGGAATGAGCCGCAGGACGATCTTCACGGGCGCTATTGATGCGTATTTCAACTACTCCGCTGGCGAGCTTGAATGGCGCAGCCTCCGCTTCGAGCACTCGGTTCTTGACAAGCAGGACTATCAGGGTGTCTCCGTGATGAACTTCACGGACAGCGAAACTCCGCACACACGGATCATTGAGCATCGGCACTTTGACAAGAACTGCACGAGCAACAAGACCGTCATTACTCGCGAGTTCCCTGTGCGTTGGGAGTGCCGGAGTCAGGAAAAGTACTACCCGGTCGATGACAAGAAGAACCGGGAAACCATTCAGGCGTACCGGCAGTTGGCAATGGCTGACAAGCGCACGGTATTCTGCGGCCGCCTTGGTGAGTACGCGTACATCGACATGGATCAGACTGTTTTCCGCGCTATCCACAAGGCGAACCTTCTCAGCGAAGTGGATCGCGTAAGATATTAAGCAACGGAGGGTATAGCATGAGCACGCAGATCAAATGGGCAGACAGCGAGTACCATCTGCCTTTAAGCCAATTCAAGGCCAATAAGAAAAATCCCAAGATCCACACGCCGGAACAGATTGAGCACATCAAGAAATCCATTCTCAAGTTCGGCTTCAACGACCCGATTGCCACATGGGGCGATAAGCACCTCATCGTGGAAGGTCACGGCAGAGTACAGGCGCTCCGGGAGATGGCCGAAAGCGGCCAGATCGAGATCCCCGAACAGGGCATCCCGTACATCCCCCTTGACCACCTCACTCCCACCGAACGCGATGCTTACATGCTCGAACACAACCAAGCCACCATGGAAACCGACTGGGAAGGCGAAACGCTTTCCGAGTTGCTCGCTGAGTTGAGCGAGGGGGGGCTTGATATGTCCGAGTTTGGCTTTGGTCTGGAAGATGCAGACGAAGAAGATGATCCTCTCGATGATAAATATAATAATATTGCAAAGGGTGAGATCATCTACGAACCGAAGGAAACCAATCACAAGGTTTCTGACCTGTTCCGTATGCCTACTGACTTCGACGAGGATATTGCCCAGATCGAGAATGAAGAACTCCGGGAGATGTTGAGGATTCGAGCAGCTTGGTTCTGCGACTTCAACTTCTCCAAGATCGCTGATTATTACGCCTATCAGGCCACTCCGGAAGAACAGAGAATCTTTGAACGTCTCGCCCTTGTGCTGCTGGATGAAAACAAGCTCTACGAGAATGGTTTCGCCAATATCATGAGGCAGATCGATGATGAAGATTCCGACGAGTAAAGGCGGTGAGGTCATGGAAAATGCTCTCGAAAAGCTGAATACGATATACATCATCAGCAAGGGCCGTCCTCAATGCCATACCGCCCGAACACTCCAAAAGATCCATTACCCCGGAAAGTGGTTTATCGTGTGCGGCAACAACGATGACACCATCGACCAGTACAAGCAGAATTGGGGCGAAGATCGCGTCCTTGTGTTTGACTGGTATGAGCAGATCAAGCATACCGACACGATGGACAATCTCGGTTTCGAGAAATATCCCAGCGGCGCCGTTCCTGCTCGAAACGCCACGCACAACATCAGCCGAGATCGTGGGGAGCTTCGCCATTGGCAGTTGGATGACGACTACAACACCTTCGCCTGTTATGATCCGGCGACTGGTAAGAATGCAGTCATCCGAGATGGAGCGCTCTTGCAGAAGAAAATGCTCCAAATTGCCGAGTTTGCCCATCAATGCAGACTCCCCAATGCTGGTTTCACCCTGTCCACGATTGAGGCTGCGCCGATGAACCGATACAAGTATGCCAAGCGAGTTTTCAACGCTCATTGTCTCCCGAGTACGGATGATATTTACGTTCCGTGGCGCGGTCGCCTGAACGATGATGTTATCAATGCTCAGGACATCATGCGAGTTGGGAAAATCGGCATCCAGTTCAAGTACCTTTCCACGGCCACTACACCCACTCAGCAGGAAGCCGGTGGCCTCACGGAATTCTACAAACAAGTGGGAACCGTCCAGAAAACAGCGTATGCCATTATGAACGCTCCTGATATAACTCAGCTCGTCATTCGCTTTGGCAGATACCATCACAAGGTAGACTGGAATGCTATCGCAGTAAAGATCATCGACGAGAAGTATAGAAAGTATACTGTACAGTAGTTGTATATATAAATTATATAATATAAAAAAGACTAATACAGTATATAGAGTCGGGAGGCAGAGCAACTATGGCGAACGGTAAAGCCGGAAGGCCTGAAAAAGAGATCAAGAAGATCGACTTTGAAAAGCTGTGCGCCCTGCAATGCACCCAACAGGAAATCTGCGATTTTTTCGAGTGTGACCACAAGACGCTGACAAAGTGGTGCAAGCGGACGTACAAGAAAGAATATTCCCAAGTTTACGCCGAAAAAAAAGTAGGCGGCAAAATTTCACTTCGTCGCCTACAGTTTCGCCTCGCAGAGAAGTCCGCTGCGATGGCGATTTTTCTTGGCAAGAACATTCTCGGACAGTCTGATTTCCCTGAGAACGACAACACCGATGAAGTGGCAGCGAAAGCAAACGCCCAGATTCAGTCGTTGGCTGACCTCATCAATAATCCGGTTGAGGACATCGATATCGAGTCTTTGCATGATGAGCCAGAGACCGAAAGAGGTGACGGCGCTGAATGATTGAATACGCACCGATTTGCAAGCGCCAGTCAGACTACATCAAGCGCTCGAAGAACGCATGGCTCAATGTGGCCGAGGGCGGCAAGCGTGCAGGAAAGAACATCACCAACCTCATTGCGTGGGCTGCGGCGATTGATTCACATCCTGACCGCCTCCATTTGGCTGCCGGCGTATCTCAGTCATCGGCAAAAATGAACATCATCGACTCGGATGGCTTTGGCCTCGAATGGATATTCAAGGGACGATGCAGAAACGGTCAGTACAATGGCCGCGACGCGCTGATTATCCAATCCAAGACCGGCGAGAAGGTGGTCATCATTGCCGGTGGTGGAGACAGCCGAAGCGCAAGCCTCATCAAGGGTCATTCGTATGGCACGGCGTACATCACCGAAGTTAATGAGTGCCACAAGACGTTTTTTCAGGAAGTCATCGACCGAACTCTGGCGAGCAGTAAGCGCCAGCTTTTTTTCGACCTGAACCCAAAACCACCCGCCCACTGGTTTTACACCGAGTTCCTTGACTATCAGGATGCCTTGAAAAAGCAAGGAAAGAACAACGGCTACAACTACGGGCATTTCACTATTGCGGACAACCGAAGCATTACCCGTGAAACGCTGCTGGCCTCCCTTGCCAAGTACGACCGCTCCTCGATTTGGTATCAGCGGGATATTCTCGGAAAGAGGACCAGCGCAAGCGGACGCATTTACACCGGCTATCGCTATCAGGATGTCGCCATAGATCCTGCCGAGATTCGCAAAATGAATTTCGCAGAATTGATTATCGGCATCGACGTTGGCGGTACGGACGCGACCGTAGCCACCCTCACAGGTGTTACGAGAGGTTTTGAACAGGTTGTGCAAATCGATGGCCTGTACCATAAGCAAGGCATCGACAACAAAATGGACGAGACCCTGTACGTTAAGATGATCGTCGAATGGATTATCCCATGGTCGAGAGTCTATCCCCGAATTGGCACGATTTACGTTGACAGCGCAAACAAGCTGTTCCGGCAGGGATTAAAGCGAGAGCTTGACCGCCGAGGATTGAGCCGATTCACCGTACACGGTTTTGATAAAAGCGACGGTATCTTGGAGCGCATCGAACTGTCCTGTATGCTCATTGCGCAGGGCAGATACAAGATCAATAGCTCCATGGCCAAATGGCATGAAGCGTACCAGATGGCAACTTGGTCGGATGAAGAGTTCGAAAAGGGCGATTGGGTTCGCACAGATGATGGCAGCTATCCGGTTGACTGTTTGGACAGCGCCGAATACTCCCTTTACCCTCTCCGTCGCTACTTAGTTTGACAGCTTCGATGAGTGGCTATAAGCCACGGCCCGGCTTCCTCCTTCCTTCGGCGGGGTGGCCGCCTGTCGTCGAAAGGGGTTTGCTTGCTCCCCTAATCTGGCGATTCAAGGCGGCCTATTTTCTTTATGGAGGTGATACCATGCAACCGCAGGAAAACAGCCTGTCGGTGTTTCTCACGCCCAAACAAGCGTGGGATGAGCTGACGCTATACCGCGCGAAATACTATTCCCAATACTCCGCAGCTTACAGCGGCGACCATGCCAGTCTGATTCAGACGGCAGTACACGGTTCGTTTTGGAAGCGGAACGGCAAGTGCCGAATCCATATGCCGATTGCTGCCGATATTGCCGCCACCAGCGCCGACCTCCTGTTTGGCGAGGAACCGCGCTTCACCTGTTACGACGAAGAAGATGGCGACAAGGAAAGCCCCCAGCAGAAACGGCTTGAACAGCTTGTATCTGCCAATAACCTCTTTGGTCTGCTGAACGAGGGCGCGGAAACCTGTTCGGCGCTCGGCGATGTGTTCCTGAAGCTGAACTGGCGAGCCGATGAAAGCGACCATCCGATTCTCACCGTCACCCAAGGCGATGCCGCATGGCCTGAATACGTCCTTGGCACATTGAAGTGCATTCACTTCTTTACGATCCTGAAGCGCGACTCCACGACATCTGCTGTGTGGAGGATTTACGAGAGGTATGAGCGCGGCAAGATTACGATGGCTGTATTCAAGGGTACCGATAACGACCTTGGCCACGAGGACAAGGGAACTGTGCTGGACGAGCTTGGGTATGAGCCGGAAATCACCACGCCGGTAGACGATATGCTGGCTGTTCACATTGCCAACATCAGGCCGAACCGCGTGGATCGATCCAACGTCCACGGCAGAAGCGACTTTGATGGTTTGCGCGACCTGATGGACTCGTTGGACGAAACGTATTCCAGTTGGATGCGTGATGTTCGCCTTGCCAAGGCGCGTTTGATTGTTCCGGCTGAATATCTCCGCAGAAAGCCGCAGGATATGTTCAAGGATCGAGAATACAAATTCGAGTTTGATGAGGACGTGGAAACGCTCGTTGCCTTGGATATTGACACGGACAACAAGAGCGCCAGCGCCATCACGCCGAGCCAGTTTGCCATTCGCGCCGCCGACCACGCTTCCACTTGCCTCGACCTGATCCGCAACATCGTCACGATTGCCGGTTACGCGCCGCAGACGTTCGGTTTGAACATCGAGGGCAACGCCCAGTCCGGCACGGCGCTTCACATCCGCGAAAAGAAGTCCTTCGGCACGCGGAGCAAAAAGCAAACCTACTGGAAGTCTCCCCTTGAACAGATCATGACGGCTATGGTCCATCTGGATGCAGCTATATATCCGGGCGGCGGGAGCGACGCAAAGGGTGCGGTCAAGGTTCATTTCGCGGACAGCACTTCCAATGACCTGTCCACGCTGTCTGCCGCGATTGAGATGCTGAACCGCGCCAATGCGATTTCCGTGCAGTTGAAGGTGCAGACCTTGCATCCCGACTGGACGAAGAAACAGGTCGCCGAGGAGGTTGACCGCATCATGGAAGAAACGGGCATGAACATGGATGACCCTACGTTCGGGCTTGGCGACTTCGATGATCCGACCAAGAAGCAGCAGAACGACCCTGACGCGACCAAGCAGAACGAGGAGGGCGACGAGGAGGATGAATAATGCCTATTGCAGTCTCCGAATACGAGCACCTTGCCGGTGAAATGCTTGCGCTTTACGAAGAAGCTGAACAGGCCATGTTGAAACGGGTCGCCAAACGGCTTGCTCGTGGAGTGAATACGCCGGGGTGGACGGAAAAGAAGTATGCAGAAGTCAATGCAGTCCGAAAGGAATTGTCCGGCTTGGTTGGAGGCATCACCAAGGGACGAATGGTTATCGCGCAAAAGAGCTTGGAAAAGGCGTACACCGCCAGCGCCACTGCTTTTGAAACCGAAGCGTCCAAATTCACGAATTTGGCTGGTATCACCCGAATATCCCCCAATGCGCAAAAGGTTGCCGCCATCCTATCCGAACTGAACGAATCGCTGGATGCAGCCGACAGAATGATTCTCCGCAAGGCGAGCGATGCTTATGCGGATATCGTTGGGCGGACAGCAGCCAAGGTTGCAACGGGTACAATCACCGTGCGCGATGCAGTCAAGCAGGAGCTTGACCAGTTCGCAGCCAAGGGCATTTCCTCGTTTATTGATAAAGCAGGACGTGCATGGGAAATGTCCACCTATGCAGAGATGGCCACCCTCACAGCGATTGAGAGGGCGACCATTCAAGGATATACGGACACAATGCAAGCGTATGGCTTTGACCTCGCTGTTATTTCCGGGCATATGGGGGCTTGCCCCCTGTGTGCCGCATGGGAAGGGGTCATCATTTCGGTGTCTGGAAACGACAGAGACCATCCGTCGCTATCCGACGCAGAAGGCGCAGGAGTTTTCCATCCGAGGTGCTTGCATCACCTGTCCACTTATTACGAGGGCATCACCAAGAACACGCGGAACAAGCCGAGAAAGGTCATGCCCCCAAGCGTGGAGTATTCCACACGCCAGCGGCAGAGGGCACTCGAAAGAAAGATCCGGCTCTGGAAGCGGCGCATGGCAGCAGCCATCACGCCGCAGGACGAAAGAGCCGCATACGCCCATGTGCGCCGCTATCAGGCAGACATTCGCCAGTTGATCGGCGAGTCCGAGGAATGGCTGCCGAGAAAGTATTGGCGAGAGGGCGGTTCGGTACGATTGAGTGCCGCAGCGAAGAAGTTGCGCCCGGTATCGCTTCCAACACGATAACGATAATCGGAGGTTGAGCCAATGGCACGTTCCACCAAAACCGCAACCGAGACCGCTTCCGAAGCCTCTGTTGCAAACAGCATCAGCGTTCCCATCCAAGATGCAGAGCAGCTTTATGAGCTGTTCAAGAACGTTGAACTTGCTGATTTCCATTTCCATACTTGTCAGGCGGTCAATTTCAGGCAGCATGTCCAGTCGGTGTACAAGGCTGAGAACGTGAGGGCTGCATTTGAGCGCTTGAACGACGCTATTACCGCTGCGAAGGGAGGTTAAAGGCAATGCTGACCGCAACACGCGAAAATAAGTCCATCCACATCACTTCCAAGAACGCCGCTGGCGAGGAAGTGTTCTCTGCTCATGCAAACTACTCGTCCCGCTCCATCAACGTTTCGTTTGAAATGCTGAACGAGGAGTATTGCTCAGAGAATGGTTCGGAAGTTGAGTCCGCCATTACTTCGTTCTTGAACCGCTTGAATGAGATTCTTGCTGCGGATGAATTACCGCAGGTCAATAGCTGATTCGGCTGTCTAAGGCGAATTTAAGCGGTTTAACAGTATGAATAAGAGCGCATCTGCCATGCAGGTGCGTTTTTATATGCCTGTCGTGGAGGTTTTCCGCGACCTGCCGTGCCGGAGAGTGCCGGTATAACAACTCAAAGCAGGAGGATTGAACCATGTACGAATTTCTCAAGCCCATCCTCGGTGACGAGCTTTTTGCTCAGTTCGAGGAAAAGATGTCTGCTGCGACTGGCATCACCCTCGCCAACATCGCAGACGGCAGCCACATTCCCAAGTCCAAGTTCGATGAAGTGAATGGCAAGCTCCGGACTGCCAATCAGAGCATCGCAACGCTCAATTCCCAGCTTTCCGAAGCGCAGTCCAAGTCTGGTACTGTGGACGAGCTGAACGGAAAAATCACCCAGCTCACCAGCGACCTTGCTGCCCGTGATACTCAGATCGCTCAGATCGGTTTGAGGTACCGCGCGAAGGATGAACTCCGCGCCATGGGTGTGCGCAATCCCGATATGCTCCTGAACATGCTCGACATGAGCAAGGTTTCCGAGCAGGACGGCAAGCTGATGGGCCTCTCTGATCAGGTTGAGCCTTTCCGCAAGTCGGATGCTTACCTGTTCAACAACACTCCTGCCCCCCGTGGCGGCTTTGGCGGTTCCGTCGATCAGAGGCAGGAAATCTCTACCGCCGATGCAAACGCTGCTATCCGCATGGCGGCTGGCAGACAGTAACAAACCGATATGGAGGTAAACAAACATGGCTATCATTGATCGTACTGGTGCCGAAGTCCTCATCCCCGAGGAGAATGCTCGCGAGATCGTGCAGACCGTACCCGAACAGTCCGTTACTATGCGGCTGATGAAGCGTCTGCCCGACCTGTCCACCCGTACCCGCGTCATCCCTGTTCTGAGCGCCCTTCCCATGGCGTATTTCGTGGATGGCGACACCGGCTACAAGCAGACCACCTCTCAGGCTTGGGAGAACGTCAAGCTGTACGCCGAAGAAATCGCCTGTATCGTTCCCATTCCCGAGAACGTGCTGGACGATTCCGACTACGACATCTGGGCGAATGTCAAGCCCCGTCTGGTGGAAGCCATCGGCGCCACCTTCGACAAGGCTGTGCTGTTCGGCACCAACAAGCCCGCGAATTTCCCCACCGGCATCATTCCTGCGGCTATCGCTGCTGGCAACTCTGTCGCGCTGGATAAGGATGTCTCCCTGTATCAGCAGCTTCTCGGTGAGGGCGGCGTTGCGTCCCTGATCGAAGAGG